AACAAGCACAAGCGTCATTAGCTGGTGCTCCTAAGGTTGTTGGAGATCTATTAGCTGATCTAGTACAGACGGGTGTTCCTATGACAGAAGCCACAAAGAATTTTGCCGCAACAAACAAAGAAGCCTATGCTCTTTTAGAGCAGTCGGCAGCCGCGACAAAAAGAGGAGACGCTGTAGCGGCAGAAAAATATGCAAAAGAAGCCGCGGCGGCAACTGCAAGTTTTGCAAACAGCAGACAAGGTTTAACAATCGCAACCCTTGCACAAGTAAGTGACATAGCACAAGGACAAGCTGATCGTTTAGAAGAAATGGGAGCTGTAATTGACGCAATGGCAGAACACAATACAAAGATTGCCAAAGGTTTAGGAGACACAGCAGACTATATTGATACATTCAATGATATGTTAAAATCCATAACAAGTTTACAAACCCAACAAATGTCAGGAACAGGTGCATTCCAAGGTGCCCAACAGAGTATACAGCAAGGACAATTAAATTTAGCTAATAATTCTTCCCGCTTGGTAAACCAGGTAGGAGGCATGATGGGTAATCAAGAAAACCAACCTAAAATTAAGACATTTACAGATGGTGTAGTCGCAATATCAGAAGCCGCTACTGCATTAACTGGGTTTGTAGCAAGCCTAGGATTAAAAACAGATAAAATTGATCCAAACCTTCCGGGTGCAGATGAAATTAATAATGGCACAGCAACACCGCAACGAAAAGACGAATTGTTATCGGAATGGAAAGAAGCAGGATTAATTGATAATGAGGGATTAAAAACAGTAATAATGAAAGACATGGTCCGAGAAAAACTATTAGAAGCAATAAAAGAATCTAAGAAAGATGATGGTTCTAATACAGAAACCGGAGGTCCTGTAGATGCTTTCTTGAGAATGCTAGGTTTACGAGCAGTAGGCGGTCCGGTAATTCCTGGAATGAATTATTTGGTAGGTGAAAAAGGTCCTGAGATATTTTCACCCAATGAACCAGGACAAATTGTACCTAATTTAAAATCAATGCTAAATGTACGTGCAATGACAGATCTAAAAGAACAAATGCAATTAACAGGTGCTCCTATGACACAAGCGGCGAAAAAAGCCGCCGCAGAAATGCAAAAAACGGGATCTGTAGAAGAAAAACTTGACATCCTGAACCAAACTATGCTACAATTAGTAGGAATAAATAATATGCAAACACAAATTGGAAACAAACAAATTAAAACTATGCGTAGTAGCATGGGGAATTTAATGACAGGAATAGGTAGAGTTTAATGAGCTGGAAAAAATATTTTACACCAGTTCCAACAGGGGACAACGTAACAGGCAGTTATGGTCCTATCAGTGGTGGTGGAACAGCTGGCCGTCCTGGTCCTGCAAGATCAAACTATTCATCATATCTACCTGATGTATACGTTGGTTCGCCTAACAGGGTTGAAAGATACGGACAATACAACACAATGGACAACGATAGTGAGGTAAATGCCGCACTTGACATCCTTGCAGAATTTTGTACACAAAAGAATGAAGAAAACGGCACTAACTTTAATTTTCATTACAATAAAGCCGCTACTAATACTGAAGTACAAATACTTTCACAATATCTAAAACAATGGTGTAAAATTAATAATTTTGAAACACGTATGTTTAGAACATTCCGTAATGTTTTCAAATACGGAGATGCAATATTTTTGAGAGATCCAGAAACAAAAAAATTGTTTCATGTTGATCCTGCGAAACTAACAAGAATAATTGTAAACGAATCAGAAGGCAAACGTCCTGAGCAATATATTATCAAAGATGTAAATTTAAATTTCAAAGAATTAATTGCAACTACACCGCACATTACACAAGGAACAACAGGTTCACCTACAGCAAGTTCTCCAGGTGCTACATATCAAACAGGTGGTGCTAGAGGAATGGTAGGCGGAGTAAATGTACCTCCAGGGTCAAGATTTTCAATTGAAGACGGTGAGGCAGCCATCGATGCCAAACACGTTGTTCATCTTTCATTAAGTGAAGGACTTGACAACAACTTTCCTTTTGGTAACAGTTTATTAGAAACTATTTTTAAAGTATTCAAACAAAAAGAATTATTAGAAGATGCGATTATTATATATCGTGTCCAACGTGCGCCAGAGCGCAGAGTATTCTACGTTGATGTGGGCAACATGCCTTCACACCTTGCTATGCAGTTTGTGGAGCGTGTTAAAACGGAAATACACCAAAGACGTATCCCATCGGCGACTGGTGGAGGCACAAATGTTATAGACAGCTCCTACAATCCACTGTCAATTAACGAAGACTACTTCTTTCCCCAAACAGCTGAAGGACGTGGATCAAAAGTTGAAACACTACCTGGCGGAACTAACCTAGGAGAGATTGATGATCTTAGATACTTTACTAATAAGCTAGTACGCGGTTTACGAATACCTTCCAGCTATCTGCCTACGGGTGCTGATGATGCAACATCATCATACAATGATGGCAGAGTAGGAACTGCGTTTATTCAAGAATTACGTTTTAACAAATATTGTGAACGTCTACAAGGTTTAATTGTTGAAGAATTCAACCAAGAATTCAAACGTTACCTAATGGAAAAAGGCGTCAACATAGACGTTGCAATGTTTGATTTAGAATTTGAACCACCACAAAACTTTGCGGCATACAGACAATCAGAACTTGATAATGCTCGTGTTCCTACATTTACACAAATGAGTGCAATACCTTATGTTTCAAATAGATTTGCGCTAAAAAGATTCTTAGGAATGAGTGCAGAAGAAATTGCCGAAAATGAAAGATTGTGGCGTGAAGAAAACGATGAAAATCTTAACACACCACCAACTGATGCAAGTGCTGAGATGAGAGGTGCTGGAATTAGCAGTGCTGGCATAAGTGCTGACATTGAAGGCGCAGAAGAAATTGCCGCCGATGGTGAAACACCTGAAACAGGACCAGAAGCAACACCACCAGACACAGTTACAGGCGGTGATGCAACAGCAGGAGCACCTGCCGCAACAACAGACCAAACGATATAAATACTTACATGATACTAAGAGAATTATTTTATTACGACAAAGAAACTGTAGAGCCTGTAGAAGACAATCGCTACGAGCCTCAGTATGATGATTCTATTATGGATCTTGACGACACAAGAAAAACAAGATTATCATTACGCCAAATTAACCGTGCAAGGAAAGCAAGCGAGCTACATACAAATGAAAAAAACGAAGAACTAGACTTTGTTAGACAGATGTATGGAATAGCGGCGCAAGCGGCCGCTGCCGGTGTGTAATGCCCAAATTAGATAAGACCCAATATTCAAAAGAAGAAGCCGCTCGTTTAATGGAAATTAGACGACTAGAAAAAATTGGCAAAGAGAAAAAAGAAATCTTTGCTACAAGGCATAAGCCTATTGAATTTATACAAGAAGAAATTGATATAGATAGATTTAGGCACAATCAAAATTTTGCATTTGTTTTAGGTAATGGTCGAAGCAGAGAAACTATAGAACCTGTTGAACTAAAAAAATATGGTCCTATATATGGGTGTAATGCTTTGTATAGAACTTTTAGACCAGATTATCTTATAGCAGTAGATGTTAAAATGATTTTAGAAATATCTAAATCAGGTTACCAACAAAGAAATCAAGTTTGGACAAATCCTAACAACAGTTACAATGGCATACAAAATTTAAATTTCTTTCAACCTAGCAAAGGTTGGTCAAGCGGTCCAACTGCTTTGTGGTTATCTGCACAACACAATCATAAAAAAATATATATTTTAGGTTTTGATTATAGAGGTTTGAATGATGGGCAAAAATTCAACAACATTTACGCAGACACTCCTAATTACAAAAAGTCTCAAGACGGTGCAACATTCTTTGGAAATTGGCTTAGACAAACAGTTTCAGTAGTAAAAGGCCACAAAGAAATTCAGTTTATTCGTGTAATAGCACCAGATAATTATTGCCCTGACGAACTAAATAAACTTGAGAACTACAGTACAATCACTGTAGAGGACTTCAAAAAACAGTTTGTATTGCCCTGATCTCTCCAAAACGGTCCGTTTTTGGCGTATTTCTACGCATATTTCTTTATAAATAGTAAATACATTGACAGCCTTACCATAGGTAAAATATTTACAGGAGAAAAAAATGGCAGATCGCAATAAATTTGAAGAAATGCTTGAAAAACTCGTTAATGAGGATAAAGCAGGCGCAGAAGAACTATTTCACGAAATAGTTGTAGAAAAATCAAGAGATATATATGAAGGATTACTTGAAGCTGATTTAGAAGTAGACGAAACTGATGAAGAAGAAACAACAGAAGCTACTGATGAAGAAGTTGATGAAGCATCTAAAGATGAAGAAGTTGATGAATCAGATGATGAAGAAGTTGATGAAGCATCTAAAGATGAAGACGTTAAAGAAGACTTTGACCTAGATGAGTTTGAAGTTGAAGGTGATCCAGCAGATGACATGATGACAGCTATGGAGCCAGAAGGTGGCGACATGGACATGGACATGGACATGGGTGACGAAGAAGGTGGCGAAGAAGAAATTGAAGATCGTGTAGACGATTTAGAAGCCGCTTTAGATGACCTAAAAGCAGAATTTGAAAAAATGATGTCAGATGGCGACGAAGAAGCTCCAGCAGATGACGAAGGCGACATGGATATGGACGCAGACGACGATGCTGAAGAAGAGTCAGTTGAACTAGAAGCAAAAGACGAAGAAGTCGACGAAGCATCAGACGAAGAAGTTGACGAATCAGATGACGAAGAAACTGATGAATCAACTAAATCAGAAGCAGAAACTATGCGCGAATATGTTGAAAAAGTTTCAGCAACAATGGGCGACAACGGTGACAACACTAAGTCTCCAGTAGCTGGTAAAAACGACATGGGCGGTGATGCTTCTAACTTGGTAGCAGGCGGCGAAGCTGACACCAAAGGTACAGCAGGTGGACTAGCAAACAATTCTACAAAAGAAGAGAATGCAGGAAACGTAAACGTACCAGGCGGTAAAGCGGCTAAGTCAAATAAAAACATGCCAAAAGGCCACGGCGCTGAGAAAAAAGGCGCAGGCGACACAGCGGCTAATAAGAAACCTGTAATTGGCGGCTAATAAGTTAGGAAATTTTGAATGATTAATTTACGAGAGCATTTGACATTCGACCAAGCACAGATTGTTGTGGAGAATGCCAACGAAGGAAAAGACTTGTATATGAAGGGCATTTGTATACAAGGCGGAGTACGCAATGCTAATCAGCGTGTGTACCCTGTAAATGAAATTGGCAGGGCTGTCAAAACTCTCAATGATCAAATAACAGGAGGATATAGTGTTCTCGGTGAGGTTGATCATCCAGAAGGACTTAACATAAACTTAGACCGAGTGAGTCATATGATCCAAGAATGTTGGATGGATGGCGCAAACGGTTATGGTAAACTAAAAATTCTACCAACACCAATGGGAAACCTAGTTCGCACTATGCTAGAAAGCGGTGTGAAACTAGGTGTCTCATCTAGAGGTAGTGGAAATGTTTCAGAAGACGGTAGTAATACTGTCTCTGATTTTGAAATAATTACAGTGGACGTTGTTGCACAACCAAGTGCTCCAGGTGCGTACCCTACGCCAATATACGAACACTTAATGAACGCCCGCGGAGGGTACAAGGCTTACGAATTAGCACAGGCAACAAAACACGATGTAAAGGCTCAAAAGTACTTAAAAGAATCTCTAATCAACTTGATTAGCAGACTCCAATAAAAGGAGAAACATAATGTTGGACGCACTTAAAACACTTTTTGAAAACGATGTAGTTTCAGAAGAAGTACGTGCCGAAATCGAAAACGCTTGGGAAGCAAAGATCAAAGAGAACAGACAGTCTGTGACTGCTGAGCTTCGCGAAGAATTTGCTAAGAAATATGAGCATGATAAATCTACAATGGTAGAAGCTATCGATGCTATGGTTTCAGAGCGTTTAGAGTCAGAAATTGCAGAGTTTGCGGATGACCGTAAGCAACTAGCAGAAGCCAAAGCAAAGTATGCAGTAGCACAGCGTGAAAATGCTGATCTACTTAAAAACTTTGTAATGGAATCGCTAAAGAAAGAAGTTTCTGAACTACATGAAGATCAAAAAGCAATGGCTGATAAATTCACTATGCTTGAGAACTTCATTGTTGACGCACTATCAAAGGAAATTGCAGAGTTCCACGAAGACAAAAAAGATTTAGCTGAAACTAAAGTAAAACTTATTAGAGAAGCTAAAAATAAATTTGCAGAAGTCAAAAAAGACTTTATTGCGAAAAGTGCCGATAAAGTATCTTCAATTGTAGAAAAAACACTGAAAGGTGAAATTACAGGATTGAAAGAAGATATTGAGGAAGCACGTAAAAATGATTTTGGTCGTAAGATGTTTGAAGCGTTTGCAGCCGAGTATGCAACAAGTCATCTGAATGAAAAGTCAGAGACTGCAAAACTTATTAAGGTTGTAGCGGCAAAAGACAAACAACTAGCAGAAGCAAAAGCATTTGCTGTAAAAGCAAAGAACTTAGCAGAAGCTAAAGATACCGAAGTCAAGCGTATGGCACAGATCGCTGAACGCAAACAAAAAATTGATTCATTAATTGAGCCTTTAAACAAGGGTCAAAGAGATATCATGACAGATTTACTGGAATCAGTTCAAACAAACAGACTACAGTCTGCGTTTGATAAGTACCTACCGGCAGTTATCGACGGT